CTAAACCTTTCCTATCCTTCACTTTGAAACAACTAAAGCTAAGTTTATCTACATTTTGTCCGCCTTTTTTCATTATTGTTTACCTCCTTTTTTAATATCGTGCTTTAACCAAGCATCTTTTTTATCTATTTTTGTTTGACCATCATCAGGGTCAGTAATAGTTTTAGCAAATATAGGTGGAAAAGAGTATAAATATCTTCCTATACCCCATTGTACTGCAGCCCTTTTTAAAGAATCAGATATACCACCTTTTTCAGGTTCAAAATTACTATCACCTGCACCATCTGATTTCCATACCCACTCGCCATTTAATTTAATACCTATATGACAAATAGTTTTAGGACCATAAGCTATGTGTTTAGATTGCCAATTTTCAGTACCAACTACTTCATCAAGCCTGTTCATAACCATTCTAGATGTAATGTAAGCTAGAGCTAAAGCTGTGCCAGGTCTTCCTTTTCTGCCTATTCTCCAATGTATATCTTCTTTTGGAAATGGCTGAGACAACTTAAATGATATTTCATCTATAGTTGTTTGTTTACTTTTTTCCATATTTTTTCCGCCTCCTGTTTTATGTTATCATCCCACTTGAAAGGTCTTGGTGTTGTATCAAGCGGTGTTATTTTTATAGCTTGTTCTAAGCTATTATTACATGTCATAATGTAATTCTCTAATTGTTTGAAGTTAATACAAACCTCTTCATAATACTTATCCACCTCCTCAGCTGTAAGCTCATACCAAAGGTGTTTCTTAGGTGTTGCATATAAAAGTGTTACAGGTTTACCAATTAGCTTTGAATATATTGAAACCTGCCTCAAATCTTTAGGATATGGTGTGCTAGGGCATTTTAATGTAGATTTAGTATCTACAATCATATTTTCAAACTCGAAGTCATTATATATATTTATTGGAAAGTTAAGGCCATTTACATTTTGAACAATATGCTTTTGATAACTTATAATGGTTCTAAACTGCCTTTCATAAAGAAGTTTTTCAAACTTTTTTGCAATTGCTATAGCATTTTCAATCTCACCTGCAGCATTTAAAAATTTATTTCTTTTAAACTGCCATTTAATCAATTTAGCAAAAGCTGTATCATCTTTTTGTTGCATACCTCTTTTAATTTTGTAATAAGCACCAAACTCAGCTAATTTACCACGAGTCATTGCAGGGTTGCTAGGTTCTTTAAGTTTTAAACCATAACTACAAAGCCATTTAGATGGATTCTGTATAAAAGAATTTACTGAACTTGCACTATGCTTAAAATTTTCAATATCTATAATATTTGTTTTTTCCATACTCATTTTCCTTTTTTTTGTTTTCTTGTTCTTCTCTTTTTTTACATTCTTCTTGGTACTCGTTAGGCATATCCCATTTATTTGTCATTTTACTATAGCCTAACCATATATAGTAATATTGATTTTGCTCACCTTTTGATAATTCTTTCCATGGTTTTGTTTTCACTATCCACCTTTAATCCATTTTGTTCCAACTATATTTGCCAAATCATCTAAAGGACTATCAGTTAAGCTATTTGCATCAGGCAGTCTTAAAGGATCTGTAGCTTCCTGCTTATCTTCTATAGCTTTTATTGTATTTTTTAAATTTTCCTTATGAATAGTATCTGAGTCAGAGTCTAATAACTCATTTAAAGATATATAGTTTTCAAACTCATTTACTAAATTATTTATTTTTTTTATAAATATTCTTGCGGTTTGTAGTTTCATTTTTTCCTTTTTTGTTATTTTTTTATTTTACCTTTTCCATCACAATCATCGCATTTTGCCCAGGTTTCCTCTTCAACAAAATGGTAATCAACACTATAAAATCCTCTACCTTTACAAGTAGGGCATTTAATGTATTTATCATCCTCTTTTTGTTCATTGTGATTCATTACTCATAATATACCAACTTCTTTACGCAACTTCACTAATTTTTCTTGGCTAACCATATCTGCAGGGTCTTCGTCAACTTTTTGTAAAAGTTTTATCACATCTAAATTGTTATCTAGTTGTTTGTTAAGATTTATTATTTGATTACAAGTATTATCAAACATTATCTGCAGCAGTTGCTTATTATCAGTAATAACCTGCGTATCCTTATCTAAATTAGATAAAAATAAGTTTATTTTTTTAGAATCATCCTGGAATTGCTGAAATTTTGTGGGATCTAGCAAAATCTTTCCAAAATTTACAATTTTATCAAAATAATCCTGTAACTTTTTTTTACTACTCATTATTTGTAAAATAAAAGTTTATACCCAAAGTCTTTCATACATTTTCTAGTGAAAGAACCTGATCTTTTAAATAAAGATATGTTTGTGTTTTTTTCCCACATATCCTCGCAAGTACCTAAATGATAATAGTATTTTCCTGCTATATTATCGCCTGTGTGCGGATCTCTACTAGCTTCAGGATTAATTGCAGGTTTATAAGCACAATTAGTCAGAAATAATAAACTTAATAATATTATTGCCTTTTTCATCCTTTACTCCTTTTTTTGTTAAATCTACCTTTAATAAGCCCAAGGTAGTCTTAGGCATTGGTTTAGCCTTTTTTAAAAGACTAAATACATCAATCTTTTTTTTCTTCTTCTTTTTCATCTTTGTTTACAGCTAATGTATAATTAGTGATTCTTTCTATTGGTACTTCGGTAATTGTTTTTGTATAATATCTTGTATTTGAAACAATTACTCGTGCTTGAGTGGCAAACTCTGTAGGAGTTATCTTAAAAAACATACAAACTTGTAAAAATCTACTTGCACTCATACCATTTGTACCTTTTTCGTATTTTTGTATTTGTTGAAATGTTACATTAAGTGCATTTGCAACTATTGTCTGAGTCAACTTTCTTGATTCACGAAGTCTTCTCAATTCAGCACCTAATTTTATATTTATTGGGTCAGGTTGTTTTATCATTTTTTTGCTCCTTTTTGTTAGTTACAATCGTTAGTTTTGGTTTTACTTTTGAAAATTTATTAATCTTTTTTACAACATCAGTATAAAATTTTTGTTTTTCTTTATAGGTCTTTAGATTCATAGTAGTTGAAAGCTCATCAATAATAGTAACTAAAATTTTAAGCTCTTTTTTATAAGCCTTAAAAAGTTTGTTAAATTCTTTAAGTCCATCATCTATTTCAATTAGGTATTGGGCAAGTTGATTATAGCCACCCTCTATTTTAGCTCTTGTTAAATGATTATCCTCTATTGTGTTTTTATTGCCTTTGAATATTAAAAGCAAAAGCAAAGCTAAAAAAATACCTATTAGTAGAACTTCCACTATTCCTCCCAATTAATTTTATTTAGTAAAAACTTAATATGATTTGGTATTGTTCTTTTATTTGTCTCAGCTTCCTTTTTGATTTTATCATATACCTTTTCAGAGCAAGGTATTTGAATCATCTTTTGTTTTTTATCTTTTGGTTTCATTTGTTCCTTTCTTTGTTATTTTGTAAATTAATATTTATTAGATGTCCATAGATATTATTAAAGGGTGGAACTAACAAGGCAAGGAGACTGAGAATGATTCGATAGTCTGAATACCTTTTGGGCATTACTGCTACCAAATTCCACCCATAAAATTTATTAGGAGGATTTGTCTCTCCTGCGTATTGTTTTCTCATATACCACCTTTTATGTCAAGGGCGATAAACCTTGTCAAATTAAAGACTAACCCAAGGGAGGTTTTCTCGCCCCTAACTTTCCTACCGCTAGGTAGAAACTTAGAAACCTGATTTATGGTCAATATCAAAATACCCACTCCATTTCATATCATTTCCATCTTCATCCTTTTCAAACTTTTCAACTACTTGGTCACTAGTCTCAAAAGGCTCACTTATTTCCTTAGACTCACAACATCTTATTCTGTAATCATAAGTCATATCTTTTTTATTATCGTTATTTTCTCGCATGTGTTGTTTTATTTCTAAATTACAAAACGAAAGCCCTGGCTTGTTACTTATGAGCTCACTTCTATCTTTTGCAACTACTTTGTATTTTACAATAAAAGTAACCTCCTCTTCACACTCCCAAACCTTTTTACCAATATCTTGTTTGGACATGTTATCAATTATTTCTCTGTTATCTAATAAGTCTCTACCACCATTAGCAAAATCATCCCAACCCATTATAAACCACCTTTCATATTTGCTTTTTCTTTTATAAACTTTTCTACATGCGAACCTAAAATATTGGATCTTGCAGCTACTTGTTTTTCTATTTGAGGAATAGTAGTTGTTTTATCAACCGATGGGAAAAAACCCAAACCTTTTACCAGGCACTCAAACATACTTTTACCTGTAACTAGCTTTCCATAAACTCTAGTTTTGATGTTCATTTGTTCTCCTTTTGTTTTTTTGTTATCATTGATTCGCATCATATACTTATCCAGGCATATTTGTAAACCCTAAAAATTATTATTATCTATTAGTATCTATTACAATTATAGCTAGAAACCCATAATGGACTATTTATAAGTAATAAATATTACTTGATTCTAATACTAACTAATATATATTCGAATCAACTAAAAAAGGAGCTTATGAAAAAAACAATTGTAAGAAATGTTAGGTTTGTAAATACCATAGATGTAAGTGAACCTGATAGAGATAGAATAGAACCAATTTGTTATTTGAATATTTTTGAAGATTCAGAAACAAAAGAGCTTTATGGTTGGCGCACTTACGATGATAGATTAGGCAGACCACAAAAGAACGATTGGTGCGAAATAAGAAAAAGGTATAAAATATCTTTTGTGCCTAAAAATTTTTGTGAGACTCAGCATAAGACTCATATAGTATGGGCGGTAAAGCAAATATGATTACTATTGAAAGAATAGATAATGATCTAGCTAACAAAGCAGTAAAAGAATGGCATAGACATAATAAGCCTGTACCAAAAATGCAAATTACTTTTAGTTTTGGTATTTGGGCAGATAGTCCTTATTATAGATTAGTTGGTGTAGTTATTGTTGGTGAACCTTGTGGCAGACCAAAAGGTAAAGAAAGAAATTTAATTTTAGAAGTAAGGAGAGTGTGTTTTAATCCTAACTTTGATCATAAGAAATTAAAAAGGTGGCATCCAACAGAAGATAATCCACAAGAGAAAAATAGACCTACATTAAGAAACTTACCGATTGTAGTTTTACGAAGTATTGGTACAGGTCAGATACCTATAGCTTACGATATGACAACACCTTGGAAGTTTCCTAGTAAGATTATGGAATATGTTGATTTCTTCACAAAAAGATATTTTAAAAATATAAAATATATGTGGACTTATATTCTTAAAAAAGAAAATGGTAAATATCTAGAAGAAGCAGGTTATGTACAAGATAAAGTTTTTAAATCAAGAAACAGATGGAAAAGGAGATATGTAAAAAAATATGACAACTAAAGCTGATATTTATATTTACATAGTTGGTACAGGCAAAAAAAAACCTAAAAAAGTAAAAATTAAAAAACTTCTTAAAATATTAAATAAATCAAATTATGGTTTTGTTCAAAGATTTTTTGTTAATGAGAAAGATGCTGAAAAATATATAAATGAAAATAAATAAAAATAAATTAATTAAGTTTGTAAAAACTGATACTGAAAAATGGAATGTTTACTTTTTATTTAACAAAGATGAATTAATTTATATAGGTTGTACTAATAATATAATAAGAAGATTACAAACTCATGCTAATTGGTATGACCCATTTATGAGTGCTAATCGTAAAGGTTTTATTGCTAAAAAAGAGTTTGACTCATATAGATTTTTTGAATTAGGCGATAAAAAAAAAGCACTAAAAGTTGAAAATAAGCTAATAAAAAGATTTAGACCAAAGTATAATGATTATAGAAATTACTATTGGAAAAGAACCTCTAGAAAAATAAAATCTGATAAAGGAATTTATATGAACAGATTTGGTATTACTGAAAGGTACTATTATAGACATATAGTGATTTGGTCTCCTATTAAAAAAAATAAAAAAAGTTGGAAAGGATATAATGCAGGGGGTTTTTGATTTTGATAAATACCCATATAAAGCAGGGCATAGAAAAGTTAAAACATCAGTCAAGTCAGCAAACGATATAAATAAAAAATTAAAAAGATTACAAAAAGTTGTATTGCTTGAGCTTGAAAAAGTTTATCCTGAGGGGCTTACAGGGTCAGAAATAGCTAACAAAACAGGCTATAGTATTTTATCAATCAGACCTAGAACTACTGAATTGAAGTTGCAAGGGCTAATTATTGATACTGAAAAAACTCGTAAAAACGAGGGTGGTAAATCAGAAATAATATATCAACTAAGGAGTTTATATGTTATTGAAGACTATGATTTACACAAAGACAAAACCGATAAGAAGTAAAAAGCATTTATTTTTTGTATCTCAACATAGTTGTGTAATTTGCGGTAGAAACGATGTACAATCAGCGCATATTCGTTACGCAGGTGGCGGTATTGGCCTAAAACCCTGTGATTCTTTTGTAACACCACTTTGTATTGAACATCATCAAGAACAACACTCTATGAATGAAAGAATGTTTTGGCATTTATATAAAATAAACCCAATTGCAAAAGCATTAAGTCTTTGTGCTGAAAGTCCAGATCCTAAAATAAGGAAAAGTTTGTATGAAAAATTCAAAAGGCACTTTGATTGGTAAGTCTTTTTACCTAATATTATTGCTTGTAGCTTTTGGGACAGGTACTTTTTACCCTAATTTTTTAGAAGTAAGAAAAATTGAGTACAATATTGAGTCAAAATACATAGAAGAAGCTAAAGAAATAGCCCTTTATGAGCCTGAATTTGTTTACGAAACTAATGAACAATTCATAAAAGAACTACAAAGCTGTATAAATTTTATAAATTTAGGCTTACATAAATATGAAAGAATACCAACTGAACTAATTATAGCCCAGGCTGTCCTTGAATCTAATTATGGTAAATCTAGGTTTGCTAAGCAAGGTAATAATCTATTTGGTATTAGAACCTGGAATCTTAAAGAAAAACACATCAAACCATTTGATACTAAAGACCAAACTTTTGGTATTAAGGTTTTTGAATCTAAATGTTCCTGCGTTAGATACTACATAAAAATTTTAAATAACTCTGCAGCCTTTGCTGATTTCAGGAAAATGCGTAAAAAAATGTTAGATAATAATTACATAAATGTTTTATCTTTAACAAACTATATATCTAAATTTGCAACAGATAAAGATTATGTAGCTAAGGTTAAAAGAACAATAAAAGAATTAAGGAAGTGAAAGAGTACTCTTTACAAATAAACCTTGTGAAATACCTCGAATCAAAAAACTTAAAAAACCTTAGATTCTTTCATGTACCGAATCAAGGTGCTAGAACACCAAGGCAAAAAATATTTTTATACAACCTAGGTTTGCGTAGCGGATGCCCTGATTTAGTGCTAGAGTTTAAAAATGGCAAAATAGTATATATAGAGCTAAAAACTAAAAAAGGCACATTATTTAGTAGTCAAAAAGCCTGGTTAGAAAAAAGTAATCAACTCAAAACTCCACATTACATTTTAAAAGGTGAAATTGAGAGTTTAAAAAAACAATTAGATGATATATTGCTCAAACATTATAAAATTTAACAAAAAAGGTGGTTATGAGAAACAAAGTAGAGAAATTTCCTGCAATGCAGTTGTTTACAACTTCTTTTGTAGCTGAAACAGTACATATTAGTAACGAAAAAACAGGAATGTACATAAAGCTGTTATGTTTTCATTGGACAAAACATGCAAAGCCTTTCAGTACAAACCAAGCATATAGTATTTGTAATGCAAACGATGAAAAAACAAGGAAATTAGTAAATGAAGTGTTAGATGAATTTTTTATTACTGAGCCTGATGGCGATGATAGTTGGGTAAACAAAAAGGTAGTTGAAGAATTGCAGTATTTAATTAATAAATACGAAGAAAAATCAAGGTCAGGTGCATTGGGTGGTCTAGCAAAATCGTTTTTTAATGGTAGCAAAAGTGTAGCTCCTAGACTTAGACCTAGTCCTAGTCCTAATGATAATATATTAAACAGCTTTGAAACCTTTTGGGCTAATATAACTAGAAAAAGGGGTTCTAAGAAAAAAGCCTGGGAAATTTATAAAAGGACTGAGTTAGAACACTTTGACCCTAAAGAACTAGCAGGTCACTTTAATCGTTTGGCTGCTAAAACCAATGAACTTAAATTTATACCCCATGTATCTACTTGGATAAGAGAAGAAAGGTGGAAAGATGAGGAAACAAACAAACCTGTAGATATACCAGAACCTAAAGTAATTCATAATGGTATTGAGCTTAAAAGAATAGGAGAAGAGGGTCACAACATCGAATATACAGATGGCAAAGGTAATGTTTGGTTAAAACATAAATTTAAAGATATACCTTTAGAACTCAAGAAATAAGCTCTGCTTTTTTACCTGTGTAATCTTCCCATCTTTTGATTATTACATCACAAAAAGCAGGATCTAGCTCAATGGTATAACATTTTCTATTTGTTTTTTCACAAGCTATCATTGTGCTACCTGAACCACCAAAAACATCTAGAACTAAATCATTTTCTTTTGAAGAATTTTTTATAGCCCTGGTGCTAAGCTGTACAGGTTTCTGAGTGCCATGCAAATATTTTTGAGTATTGTCCTTAGATATTCGCCACAAATCAAAATCAGATGTATCCCCTTTTTTAAAAGGCTTACCCCTTACATATAAAATAAATTCACATTGTCTTCTATACATCATGTAGCCTAAGCCTGGGTTTTTTTTATCCCAAACAATTACTGCATCTAATTTTTTGTTTTGTTTTTTTAAAATATCTAAAAATGGTTTTTGTTCTAATGGTGAAACACAAATATAATAATCTGCCTCATTTTTAACAAATTTAAACATATTTGCTATTAGTCCACCTAACTCATCACCCTGCAAAGTATCATTCATTATTTTGCCATATTCTTTATTAGCTACAACCTGAGTCCTACCACCTGAATAATCTATACCATAAGGTGGGTCTGTAAAAACCATATCAGCTAATTCATTAGTCATTATCTTTTGTAAATCTTCTATTTTACTTGAATCACCACATATTAATTTATGCTGACCCAATTTGAACACCTGTCCATATTGAGTTTTTGCTTCTTTTGGAACTTCAGGTGCTGCATCATCATCAGTTAATCCATATTTTTCCTCAAATAATAAGTCATCAAGCTCAAAATCGTCGAAAGCTGTAAGGTTCAAATCAAAGTTTTTAAATTGTAAATCTTGTAATTCAAGTTTGAGTAAATCATTTTGCCATTGTGACTCTTCATTTGTACGATTATCTGCAAGTCTATAAGCATTTATTTGGTCTTCAGATAAGTTATCAGCTACTAAAACAGGAACTTGCTGCAAACCCAACTTCCTACTAGCTTGTAATCTTGTATGACCTACTACAACAATATTGTTTTTATCTACAACAATTGGTTGTCTAAAACCAAAATTTTTTATTGAATTAGCAACTTTCTCTATAGCTGTATCTGATATTTTTCTTGGGTTATTTTTGTAAGGTAATATTAAATTTATATCTAAATTTTTAATTTCCATTTTCTGCCTCCATTATAGCTAAACCTATTTCTCTTGCAATTTGTGGTACGATTGAGTTTCCGAGACTTTGGATTCTTTTGCTTCTATCTTTGTCCAATCTTGCGGATAACCCATGAGGAACTCCACAAAAGAAGGATTCAACCTCCCACCAACTTCTTTTGCATTGTACTCCTGATGAACTTGTTCCCCAAAATTCCCTTTGCCTCTGTCTGTCAATGCTGCCCTTTCGTCTTGTGCTTTCGGAGTGCCATACATTTTGTGAATAGCATCCTTTAGCTTCACTCCAAATCTCACTCCTTTTTTGTTTTTTCTGCTGAAGCTCCCCTTTACAAGCTCCACATTTTTGACTACACCTCCCTCCAACTCGCAACTCCTCGGTGTTGGATAAAGCCTTACTGTATCTGCTAGATTCAAAGAATGGTCTGTTTTTCCTTTCGTTGGAAGTCGTCTTCCCTTTTCGTTCAAAATCATTTGTGGATGTTCCGCTTCGTTTGTTGTCGGTGTTGGGTACATACTCATTGTTGTTGGGTCTAGTTGTTCTCGTAAATTGCCTGGTCTCATTCTTCCTTTTCTCGCTTGTAAATGTTTTAAGGTCCCCTCTTTGCTTCTCGGTGGCAAGAAGTCCATTTTCGTAGGAGTAGCCAATAATCCATACTCTTTTTCTTTGATGCCACGCACCGATGCCTGAAGCAGGTATAACAAAACATTGGACTTGGAAACCTTGTTTTTCCAAATCATCACACACCTGTCTGAGTACCATGCCCTCGTTGATGTTAATAAGACCTGACACATTTTCTCCAATAAACCACCTCGGTTTGACTTCGGTAACAACTCTAAGCATTTCAGGCCATAAGTAGCGGTCATCTTGCTTTCCTCGTTGTTTACCTGCGACTGAGAAAGGTTGGCATGGGAATCCGCCTGAAACAATGTCTGCTGAAATTTGTCCTGCATTTATAGTTTTTATATCATCGTATATTGGTATTTGACTCCAATGTTTATTAAGGACTTTTTTACAAAATTCATCTTTTTCACAAAATGCTATTGTTTTAAAAAACCCTGTAGATTCTAAACCTAAGCTGAAACCACCTATACCTGAAAAAAGGTCTAAAAGCCTTAACATAAGACTTTGTATCTAATTATAGGTTATTTGGAAAGTAAAAAAGGCGGTAATACTATCACAATATTACCACCTTTGATAGAATTAATTAATCTTTTGTTGGATTTCCGCCTTTGAAACCAAAAGTCTTTAATTCGTTTTTTTGTAATCTTTTTATAAAACTATCTATTTTGCCTTGGTCTATAGATATTTTGTATTTAGGATAACCATTTACTCTATCTTGAACTACATCACTACAAGCCTTAGGCTCACATTTTTGTGAGAGTAATGTTACCATTTCCCCCACAATTGCTAAATCATATTTGTTTAGTTTCATACTTTATCCATATATTTAGCATATAACTCAAATGCCTTTTGCTTAGGCATAAAGTTTAATGGTTTTCTATGTGGGTACTTCTTTTTAAAAAATTCAAAATGTTTTTCTGTTAAAACATTAGTATTTTTAAAATACACACCCTCTAACTTATCATTTTCAATGTACATAATTTTCTTTTTAATATTTCTATTAAAAGATGATTTATGCGCTTTTTGAACTAAGTGTTTATTTACTTCATCACAACACCATATAGCCAAACTTGTAGGTATCATTTCGCCATCACTTGCTTTCCACTTAGGTAAGTTATTTTCGCACCATGTATTTACCTCACCTACAATATCTTTTTTAGAAGTTTCAATTGGGTCTTGATTATCTTCACCACCATGACCCTCGTTGCTTACTTCAATAGCAGGTTTTCCATTTACATATACTACCGCTTGATAGCAATGTGTTTCTTCACTAGCCCACTTACATACCTTTATGTTTTTTAACTCTAGTTTCATCATTTACCACCCTTTCTTTTATATTTGTAACTCACTCTCTCTTCTACATTGTACTTAGTTGAGTCCAAATTTTTTGCTTTCACATAGTCAGCTAAATGTATTTTTGCTTTATCTAATGCTTGTAAACCATTGTTTTCAAACTTAGGTATATCACTTATCCAACTTTGCACTTTATAATCATCAAAAGATTCATCTTTCATAAACCTATAACTATAAATCTTTGTGATTTCGTTTTCTTTTTTTAGTTTTTTCAACTCATTAGTAAAACGATTCTTCTCTTTTGTTTTACAAAAAGATAAAAAACTTTTCTCATCACCATCACTAAACCTATCAGTAATAACTCTGCCACAAGACCTACAACCAACATAACCATTCAAACCTTTTGAGTCAGCACCACAACAAGCAGTAAACTCAAATGTTAAGTTGTGCTTAGTAATAATATCACTCTCATATATGCTAGTATTTTTCATTATGCCCCCTCTCTATAATCAAACAAAGACCCATCTTCATTTAATATATCGTAGCCTTGTTTTTCTAAACCATGGCAAACTTCATCGTATGTGTGTTTTGCCATAATATGCTTAGTGCCACTCTCATTCCATTTTGCGTAAAAGAAATTACCTTTATCACAATACTTTATTTCACTTTTACAAATTGTAGGCTTTACCCAAATTTGTTTACCTATTAAATTACCCATTATGCTAAACCCCCTTCTGCTATATCTAAAATGTTATCGTTATATAAACATTCTTTGCTTTTAAGTTTGTCAACTTCTATAAACAAATCTTTTAAGTTGCCATTAAGCAAAATAACTACTTTTGTATGTACTTCGTCAGTATGTTTTTTTGTATAATGTATCGTATATCTTTTTTCCATTTTGACTCCTTATTTAGTTAGTATTAAGTATAAAAAGAATAAAACAATAACAAATGTAATTGCTTTGTTTGCTGTCCATTTATCTATGTTTTTTCTCATAACTAATACTACATCGATTCTATGCTTTGAGTCAATAGTTTCTAATAGATTCTAATAATTATTATTACTAGAACAAGGCAGGAACATAATTATTTTCGTGTATATGTGCTATTTTCAACCCCAAAATGTATGAAAAACTATTAATTTCCTTGGTAAAATAATATTTTTCGGATATAAAAAAGGGTATGGATAATACAACTCCAGGGCGACCTGAATACAATAGAACCGAATCAGATGCAAAAAATGTAGAGGCTTTAGTAATTGCAGGTGTGCCACAATCAAGAATAGCTAGGGTTTTAAAAATATCTGAGCCTACACTAAGAAAACACTATAGGGAGGAGCTTGATATTAGTAAGGCTAAAGCTAATGCAATAGTTAGCCAGGCTCTTTTCAAAAGTGCAAAAGATGGTAATGTAACAGCACAAATATTTTGGCTTAAAACACAAGCAGGGTGGCGAGAGAAAAACCACCTAGAAATAACAGGTAAGGATGGTGAAAAACTCTTTGATGATAAAAAGCAACTTATTGAAATCCGACGAGTATTTGACGAGATTGGATATACCGAACCAAAAAATATTACTAAACCAACTGAATTGGTGGAAAACAGCAAGGAGCAACCAAAAGACTCCTAAAGGCGACTGGAACACCTGGCTTGTCCTGGCTGGTAGAGGCTGGGGTAAAACTCGTACAGGGGCGCAAGATGTAGCTTTCTATGGCCTTACAAAGCCTAATTCTAGGATAGCAATAGTAACACCAACATTTGGGGATGGTAGGGATACTTGTATTGAGGGGGTATCAGGGCTGCTAAGCTGTATAGATCCTAGCCTGGTTGAAAACTGGAACCGGAGTATTGGTGAGCTAAAACTCAACAATGGCACTATTTATAAAACTTTTTCTGCAGAGCAGCCAGACAGATTGCGTGGTC